GCCGCCGTTGTCAAGGAGCGCAAGATCGACCCGAAAGCCGACATGCAGGACATTCTATGGACGCTCGCAGGAGGAGCCGTAGGATGGGTGGTGTTCATCGTGTTTACCCTAACTGCGAGATAGGATGGACTGGACTACGATCATCATTTCCTTGGGCGGGGCGTTGTTGACTGGCGGCGGAGCCTTGTCTTTGCTTTACTATAAAGAAAATCGTCGGGCCAAGCAGATCGACAACGAAAAATCCGTCGTCGAGGAGTGGCGCGGGATCGCCGAAGAGCGAAAGGCCCGTTGCGACGAACTCAAGGAATCACTCGACCGGAAGGATGCGAAGATCGACGCCCTGTACAAGGAGAATTCCGAGCTGCGCAAACGAAACGACAAACTATCCTCTGCGAATACTGCGCTGTCGATTCTCAAATGCAAAGTCCTGGGATGCGACAAGCGCCAGCCACCGTTCGGCAAGAATGAAAACTATGAATCGTGAATTAAGATGACTTTAATAAAAAAGAATATGACACCGCGAGGATTAAGAAACAACAACCCGCTGAATATCGAGAAAACAAAGAGTGGCAATCCTTGGCAAGGAGAGATCGTGCCGTCGAAGGACAGTCGTTTCGCGCAGTTCACGACAATGGCCTACGGGTATCGGGCTGCATTCAAACTGCTGAACAATTACCAGCGCAACTATGGGCTGGATACCATCCGGAAGATGATCGGCCGCTGGGCGCCCAGTAACGAGAACCACACGGACGCCTACGTCCGCACCGTGGCCGAGAGATCGGGTGTACCCGCCGATAGCCGAATCACCGCGACCAACCGGGATGTGATGGTTCCCGTAGTTGCGGCAATGTCGTTCGTGGAAAATGGCGTGGAAGCCAAAATGTCCGACGTACAGTCAGGATGGGATTTATTCATCAAGGGATGAAACCTCTGATTTCGTACCTGCTCGCCGCGCTTGTCGCCAGTGCGCTGCTTTTCGGATGGGGATACCGCCGGGGAGCGGCCTCGGTGACCGTGCGCGACAGCGTATCGGTCCAGCTCAAACCCATGCCGCCTGTCACGGTCACCATCCGGGAGCCGTGGCCTGTGGCCGTGCATGAACCGGCAGACACGGTGTGGCAGACAATCCCGGCCGATACCGGGGCGATCATTGCCGACTACCTCCGGACGCGGGATTATCATTTCGACTTTTCGTCCGATTCTACCGGACAGTTCATTGTCGATGCTTCGGTAAGCCGTAACCGATTAATGGAGATAACGCCGACCATTGTCCCGATAATCAGGGAGGTCGAGCGGGTGCGGACCATTACCCAACCTTCTACAAAACGCAGCAGGTTCGCTGTGACGGCCGGGGTAGGCGTTGGATACACGCCCCAAGGTTTTCAGCCTATGGCCGGAGTGCAGGTCGGGATCGTACTGTGGAATTTTTAGAATTTTAATACGGTTAGCTTTATTTGAAGACGAAAAAGATGCGTATTTATTTGGCTATGAATCGCTGTTAAGTAATCGCCATCTCGGGGGGCAGGCGCAAAAAATGCCCCCGCCTTCACCCACGTCTCTCTTACCTTCCGTGGGTGATAAAGGTGCCACAACACCAAGGCAGGGGCAATAAGCCTCTCCGGGTGTTGTGGCACCAGTTGTTTGTAAGAGAGACTACAAAACTATAAAAAACATCGGATATGTGCAAATCGGAAATTTTTAACAAGGTGTTAGACGCGGTATCTTCACAGACGGAGATCACCCGGGAGCAGATTCTGTCTTCCTGCAAAAGCGTGGAAGTTGTAGATGCACGATGTATCTTGTTCCATTTATTGCAAGAGCAGGGCTTGTATCCAGGACAGATTGCGGCGCAGGCACGGAAAACTCCGGCGGCCATACGCTATCTTCAGTCGCATTTCGAAGACCGGATAAAAGCGAATAAAATGGTGAAAATATATTTGCAAAATATAAGAAAGCACATCGAAAGCAATTAATGGGGATTGAGCCGATAAGCGATGATATTTGTGCTGTAGTTTAATCACTACCTCAATCGCCGAAGAGGTAAGAGGCGGATTATTGCACAACAAAGTTATGGATTCCAACTTAACGACCGCCGATTTTTTGGCACTGGAGAATCGAGGATTTGGCCGTAGCTACGACAACTACGGCTGCCGCCGTCACGGGGCCGCCACGACGGGTATCGGTCTCGCGGCCGGCCTGGGCGGAGGCGCCCTGCTGCTGGCTCTTGCCGGCCTTTGGGGCGTAAACCAGGCGTCGAAGGCCCGTCAGAAAGCAGCCGAGGCCGCAGCCGCCGGCAACAAGAGCTCTATCGACATCCTCGCGTCGCACGCTCTTGTCGAGCGTCAGTCGCGTGAAACATGGCAGAACAACCATGCACCCACGATCAGCCAGTATGTCGATGTACGGGCGGGTGCCGGAGCGGGTGCCGGAGCCAATGCGCTGGCAACCGCAGAGGCGTTGTCGATACTCGCCAACGGCGGTCGAAACGGTCAGGTGTGCCCGCAGCCTGTGGCGCTGTATCAGCCGGCGATGCCGTGCTCGTGCAACACGTGCGGCAACTAAACCGTGCCGGGGAGGCGGGGCCGCACAATCTCCGCCTCCCCTTATTTTTTTATCGACCTTTTAAAATATGACTGATATGTTTGGCAAGCCGCAGATTGACCTTACACAGATACGGGCGACATCGAAATTATCACTGAAAATGTCGTGCTTGACGGCATGCGGGAACGATGTGGACAAAGCGGAGAAGTTATACAAGTTCATCGCCGAGGACCTTTCAAGCCTCCCTGATGTCGATCCCGCAAAAGCTTCCGTAGTAGAGCAGATAAAAACAGGGGCCAATGATTTATTCGGATGGATAGGCGAGCATAAAGGCGATATTATAGAAGGGTGGAATTTCTTTCAAATGATCCGTGGCGGAGCGCCGCTTCCGTCGATTTCGGCGCCCCCTGTCGATATTCCACCGATCCCTGATAACAAATAACGATAGCGATGAAACCGTATAAGATCGAATTTTACATATATGCCGATTCTGAAGAGGAGATACGAGAGGCAGAACGTGCTGCGCATGCTTTTGTATCCTCCAATTATCAGCAAGGGATAATAGTTTCAGCTCGGAAGATTACGGATGCGCTCAATAGATTCAAAGATAACTTTTTCGTTAAAACATTTTTACGATGAACGAACTTTACAAGCTTCTTCAAAATGTACAAGAGATTGTCAAAGCCAACAATATGTTCTTGCAATCTTTCGAGCAGCGTATAGCTGCGATGGAACAAAGGATCGTTGCCATGGAGAAAAACATGGTTCTCGAAATACCTGAATCCGAGCCTTACACTCCCGGCGCGGAAGAAAATCAGATGTAGTAGGGGGTAAAACAAAAAAACTTCATTTTATGAGTTGCAACAAGATTCCCGCGGCAGTTATCACTCCCGTCCTTGCGGCCGGGGCTGTTTCATCGCCGTATTTCGTGGCGGTGAACATTTCGCAGCGGTTGTGTACTCCGACCTGTGCCGGAAGCACCCCTGTGTTCGATCCGAAATTTTCATTGAAATCCGTGGCGCAGGTAGGTACGGATCAGTACATGGCGACGATTCACGTTGAGGGTATCATCGCCTACGTTCCGTGTAACGGGGGATGTAACTGTACCAAGCAGCAGCCGCTTTCGCAGGACTTCACGATCCCGATTCAGGCACCTTCCGTACCGACGGTAACTATCGAAGCCGGCACGGCGGCGAATGCGGTAGCGGCGGTCCCGTGCCAATTCTGTTCGCGGACTTTTGTCTCGGAAACGCCACTGGCAATTACGGTAGCAACATCAACCCCTGCGTGATGATTACCGGGATAGCCATAGCAACAGTCTCCATGGTCGTGATCGTTGTGGCGCATCATATGGGGTTCATCGAGAAGGCATATGCCGTCTGCGGCGGTATTGCCGAATGTCCGATGTGTTGTACGATGTGGGGCACACTCGCTGTGCTGTTACTTTCCGGTTGTGATTTCATGGAGGCTGTTGCGCTATCCTTTATCGTCGCATATTTATCTAATTGGTTCGGATTGCTATTTGCGTGGCTTTCGATAAAATACGATACGATATGGCAAAGAGTAAACCTATGCCCCCGAAGCAGGAACAGGAGCAAAACACCCCGGTCAGGGCGAAAACAGTCCGACCGAGAATAACGAGAACGATTTACAAACCGATACCTCGCTTTAATAGCGGGTGTCACAACTGCTGAAACGATGGAAGAGATGCAAAGCAGATTCGAAGAACTGGTGGCGAAGATCACCGCGTCGAAAGATCCCGACAAAATGAGAATACTCATGTATGCCGACGCATGGGGATTCAAACAGATGGCGGCCATGCAGCCTAAAATGGCGCAGAAGTGGCTCGATAAGATCGAAGCGTCGGAATGGCATAACTATCTTTCGCCCGAAGAAGCCGAACTGGTTGTTTCCGGATTTGTCAACCAGAACGGAACGAAAGGTCCCAAGTGGCCGATGCCGCAATTCGAGGCGGCCGTAACGGCTTTTGGCGGTCAAATGCAGGATGCGCCGTATTACAATAAATACGCGCTGTGGGTGACAGCAAACATGATCTACTCCGATCATGCCAAATCGCTTTCTGAAGTTGTATCCGAAGCCGACATGCCGAAAGTCGTCTACAAGATGGCCGTGGAGAAGCTGAAAGACCCGGATCGGACGCGGTTCGTCAGACCTTATTTCGGGCTGTAATGCGCTCCCATTTCGTTTTATGGCGGCGGTGCTTTTGCATCGCCGTTTTTTGAAATCGTTTTATTTCAAGATCGTTTTTTCTCCAAGAATTTTTAAGGCGTTTTATTTCAAAAGCGTTTTTCGGAATCGTTTTTCCATGAGAATTTCGGAATCGTTTTTTCGGGCAAAATTTTGAAACCGTTTTTTTTCTCCATCGTTTTTCAAAAGCGTTTTTGGGAGGTCGAAATTTTGAAATCGTTTTTTTTGATAGCCTGGAAGTGTTCTATTGGTTTGAATTATTTCGGGAAGAAATACCGATAAAGCGGATCAAATTGTCCGTTTGGTTTGAATTGATCAATCCTGTCAGTTGTCGGTCAGGTGTTGAGGCGATTCTGCGACGCAATATTTGGTGCTCGGATTTGTCGAATTACGAATAAAATTGTATCTTGCACATACCGTGTAAATACGGTGTTATTCATAACATCATCCCCGGTCTCCTGTGAAGGACTGCCGGGGGTTTTCTTTGATTTGGCTGCGAATGTTGAGGCAAACGAGCTTGCGGTCATCTCGGATGCGAAAGCCGGCGTAATGCGACGGAAATGTCCAAATCAGCCCAAACTTCCGCGAATGTAGATACGTCTCTGTGAATGTTGCTGCGAATCTGCGCAGCTTTGCGAATTCCAGAGGCTGCTAATCCCTGCGAATGTATACTGGCTGAAGAAACTTTGCGAATCTGCGCAGCTTTGCAAATCTGGCTGCGAATATCTTTGCGAATGTGCGCCCGGCTGCGAATGTTTATGAATGTTCGCTACTTTGCAAATGTCGTAAATTTTACAAATATTTGCGACAAAAAAAGTGTCCGCCGGCCGCCTCGTGGAGATGTTTTTTTGAAAAAATATTTGCAAAAATCAAAAATGATGAATATATTTGCATATCGAAAAACTAATAAGGCTATGGACACGAAAACAAACATTTACAAAGATCAAGCGGTGTTTACCGTCACACGATGGGACGGCAACGGCGACGTTATGACGATTTATAAAGGCGAGAACGAGACAGACGCGCGCGACCTCTATAAAAAAGAGGTCGCGGGCGCCGGAACCCCCGTAGATATAGCCGGATGGACGGAAACAGATCAGGCATTTAAAAGGATGTATCATTTTGAAATTGCGCGCGTTGAATTTGACGAAGACGGCGACATTGCAAACGAAAACGTGTTAGAACATTCTGATTTTTTCGAAAATTTCGAATACTGAAGGGGTAAAAGAGGCGGCCGGCGTATAGGTGCAGGTCGCCCGCGCGCAAAATATCCCCGGAAAACTGTTGTATTTAGACTCGACGAAGTTTTATACAATCGTTTAGGAAAGTTCGCAAAATCCCGCGGCGTTACCCGTACGGCCGTAATAACCGAATTTATTAAAACATTGCCCGAATTATGAAGCCCGCCGCGCGCGGGCTTTTTTTTGTCCGCTACAGTAGTTGCAGTAGTTGCGTGCAACTACTGCAACTACTGTTCTTGTGATTTTTTGGAAAAAAATACAAAAATATCCGCAAAATATTTGTTTGTTCGAAAATATATGTACATTTGCATTGTCTACATTATTAATCAGGTGCCACGGCACCGAATCAAGGTGCATTTTTTTTATGCACATATATAAAGCCATAGCGGCGGCGTTTCACCCCGTGCCCCTCCCGTAATAGGTCGGGCGCACCTGATTAAGATGTAGACAGCGGGTAAGAGGAACGCCGCCGTTTTTCTGTTTCTCGAATAAATGTCTACATCTATGAAAACACAATCTAACAGTGCGGCCAATGCTGCGAACAATTCCAACAACTGGAGAAACGAAGTAAATGAAATTCGGGCACGCCTGGAGGCTCTCAAACCGCGTTCGTGCTGGGATCGAGGCGTGAAAGGCTTCGCGCTGGATCTGCTTGAAAGTTACGAAAACATTTGCGAGTATTGCGAAAACAACGGCCAGCCGGTTCCGGAGCTCAACGAAGAAACATTATTAAACGGTGCGGATGACTGGAACGCCTATTGTTATGGCGGAATGGCTTTGATTTATGACGGAGATATAGCGCGTGCGCTCTGCACGCCGTCAGAGCTGAAAATAACCGACAACGGCGCGAAAGGCCCGAACGGCCGCGAAACCTGGATGGACGTGCAAGTACGTGCGTACTTCCAAGCTTATAGAATGTTGATAAATAACGCTCGTTAATTTTCCAGCCATGAAAACGAGAAAACAGGCCGCCCGTGAATTATGGGCAATATATTGCGCCTACGAGGTGCGCCCCGTGAAGCTTGCCACAATTTACCGCCGCATCTGGTTCGATGGGTACAACTGGAGGCTTACGGATACGCACATGATTATATAGCATGACAATCTCGGAAATAATGAAGCATAATTATAGACTTACATTGTATGCCGTTCAGGTATACGGCGTGCGGCTCGCAGATTTCCACGAGCCGCGACCCGTTGAAATCTTGTGCAACAGCGAACAAGAACTAAACGCGATTCGAGAAAGGGCAAATAATGGCGCCCTTGATGATGAATTTAATTGCTATTATATCAGTGAAGAGGAAGCGCGCCGCTCGATAAAATGGGCGTTATTCATCCTTAATATTATGCATTCGAACAATGAAGAACGACAATAATACGATCAATGCCGCCGTACTGGTGGTACTCACGGCCTTCGCTTGTTGGCTGCTGTTCCGATATACGTTACGCGTTGAGACTGTGCACCAGACAAATAGCGGTTATATTGTCGAGGTGTCCGCGCTGGGGCAAATAGATCTACACGAATGTAGTTGATATCTCTTACCTTCCGTGGGTGGCGCCATACGCCACAGGCGCGGGCCGGCAAATGCCGGCCCGCTTTATTTTGTGTATTTTTGTTCTATCCGTTCGGGATATGCCCAGATAGAACGCCCGATAATCTTCGCATATTGTTCTATTGGTTTGGGCGTCGCCTTATTGCGTGGCCAGGTTCGGTGCGTGAGCTGCTGAACCGGGCTGGCGCCGCATCCGATACAGAGCGCTGCGCCGGCCGTACACTATGCACAAACAACGCCGGAAACGTGCGGAAAACATGCGATTTTGTGCAAAAAAACGATCAAAACGCACGGTTTCCGTGCAAATCGCACGCATTTTCAATCAAAAAACGGGCGCTTTCAGCCGGCAACCACTTCAGGCAGAACCGGGGCGGCCCCTGTGTCATCCTCTCCGTGCTGCTTGCATAAGATACGCCCGCACGGGCGCAAAACGGCCCCACAAGCGCCCACAAAGGGGATAACAGGGACGAACGGCTAACGCTTCGCACAAGGGGATAGGGGGCAATATTTTATTGTTTTACGCGCTGCAAACCTCGCCGTGCCCGAGTTTACACACACGGAACTTTTTTCAAAAAAGCCAACTTTATAGGTTGAGAATATAGTCGATCACTTTTCTGTTGGCTCGGTCTACCTTCGTCCAATCATAAGAAATGTAGAATTTTCCGGCGACCGAAACATCTACATGGCCGAGCCCTTTGCTGATTTCTTTCTCTGAAATTCCTATTTTGTCGGCCAGGGTTGCCCATGTATATCGGGCCCAGTAAAATGTCATTCCCGTGATTCCTATCTCATGAGCTATGGCACGTATTGCTTTTTGAATGCGATTATTGAATGTGCTATATGTTGCCGGTTCTTCTGCAAATCGAAGTACGTGTGTCTTTCCGGCATATCGGTTGATAATCTCGGCGGCTTCTGGCTGAACAAACAGAGATGTCGGATTTGTGTTCTTTCCTGATGTTTTTATGCGGACGAAATGCGCACGGCCGTCTCGCAATTGCTCAAGGTGGAATAGATCGACAAGATTCATCCCGCACATGTAGAAAGATAGCATGAACATATCCTTGGCAATTCGTTTGATCGCATGAGGACTATCATAGGAGATCAATTTGCGCATTTGATCTTCGGTGAGCGCCTCTTTATCTTTACGAGAAGAAACGATCTTAAATTTTCGGAATGGATATGATTCAAGGCCGATTATATCCTCATTGATGGCGCTATTAAAGACTGCCCGTAGATTGCGGAAATGGATAGCTCGTGTGTTGATGCCTACCCCCTGCTTTTCAAGTTGAGCATCGAATGCTTTCAGCCAAACTACATTCACTGCCTCGAAAGAAATATCCGAATTGTCAAACGCCCGAATGGTTTTCAGTGTATATAGACAAGTTAATCGGCTGTTTTCTGTGCGACGAGATATTGCATACCGTTGAAAATAATCAATCAGACTCTCTATTTTTTTTACTGATTGAGGTTTTACGAGCATTTGTTTAATTTCGACAACTCCTTTTCCTGCGATTTGCCCGTTAATATCCAGCTCTCGCAAGGCGTTGCTGTATTTGAAATAAAGTTGCTCCAAATTTTCATTTATCGCTCGTGCATTTGGGCATTTCGGGACAACAGCCTTGTTGATTTCACCGTTCCAATGTTCGGGACGGATTGCAATGCCGGTTCCGATGGTTGTAACGTACCCTTTGTGTGAAAGAAGAAATTGAATAGGGAACAAACCTCGGGCGTTAGCTCTACGACGGTCTAATTTCAT